GCCTTCCGGCAGCCCGGCTTCCTGCTGAAACACGACGTGATTCCGAAGATGGAGCGTGCGGGCTTCCTCAAGGTACGTCATCAGTTCGGTGCGCGTCTCGGTGCGGAGCTGTGGACGCTGCATTCCTTCGGGCGCGGCATGGATGTAAAGGGCGAGAAGCTGCCGATTGCAAACGTCATCGGCATCGGCGCGCGTGCCGTCCTCGGCCCCCGCACGATGTTCTCGCTGGATTACGGCATCAACCGCTCCGCGACGGGTCGTTACTTCCACGGCGGGCGCGATGCAGCCGGACACTATACGGGCGGCGGCTCTGTGCCATACTTCTGGGTCATGCGCCTCGACTTCGGCATTCCCGATATGGACATCCCAGGCAGCTTCGGCGTCTACCTCGACTACAAGAACTTCGAGCACGGCGCATTCCTCGGCGGCACGGGCGCAGACCTGCCCGAGCGCTACCTCGACGGCATCCGCTCCTTTTCCACCGGCATTGCCTTCGTCCCCGCGCGGAACCTCATGCTCGAGGCTGCGTACACCTTCGGTGCACGCAGCACGCAGATGCGCGACACGCTCTACACGCCCGAGCACTTCCGCCTCGGCGACTACACACGAATCCAGCTCACCTATCGGTTCTGATCTTACACACATACAAAAATCCTGCTCCCAAACATCGGGAACAGGATTTTTCGTTTTCCTTTTACGTCCAGAGCACCTGCGGTTCTATGATAATTGTTACGGAAGAATGCGGACTGTGATGTTCCAAAGCAAACCCTAATGGAGCAAGCGGGAAAAGTGCGCGGTACGCCCCGGCGGATTTCGTCATTCAACCGAAGGGCGTTTAGAAATTCGCTGGTATTTAGTATTTAAGCGTACAAGCGCACGAACGCTTGCGAACAAGGCGTTTGCGTGGATCATCGCAGTCCATAACACTTGACATAGACCCCCGAAGTGGCGCTCGTGACTTATACGCCTCTCTATGATAAAATATCTCATTATACCCCCCGCACAAAGCACGCCTTGTAATATCTGGAATCCCTTGATATTACGGAGCGAGTTGTTTATCATATCGTGGCATACGTTTGCATTTGTTGACTTGCAGGGCTGTCAAAAAGCTGTCAATTTGCGAACACAAAAACAGAGGGGACGGCGTATGAAACGCTGCCCCTCTATTTCTTATGCCGTTTTATCCAGTCTTCCCACGACGGGGGCTCACTTCGCGTCCCCGTGAGGTAATGCGACAGCGCCGTACTGTACGTCTTGCCAATTTTGCTACATTCTGGCGAGCAGTAACTGTGCCTCATACTCCCTATCTTTTTGCCGCACACTTTACATCCACGAGCCAGCCTGTTTTCTTCTTGCCGGATCCATCCCTCCCATGTAGGCAGAGATTTTCGTTTGCCTTGTAGATAATAGCACCGGGCGGATTGATAGGACTGCGCGATGCGGGCGCAACGCTCTGTGCAGTAGCTCTTTTGCGATCGTTCCAGTTTACTCCCACACACGGGGCAACTTGTAGGAGGTTTCTTTACATAACGCTCTTTCCGGCGCTCCCTCCTCTTGCCTAAATCCACGTGCTTGTGATGCCACTCCAGCCCCTGCTGCCGATCGGATGCTTTCCACGCCTCCTGTGCGCAATCAGAGCAATACCGCTGGCGAGCAGACGCATAGACAAATTCTCTGCCGCACACCTCACATTTGCCGACGCTCTCCCCCAACGTGATAGACAGACCTCTCTTGCGTCGCTCAACATACCGGGCTTTTTGTATTTTGCGACGCTTTTCTCTGCACTCATGGCAGTACCACGCACGCGGGCCGCCCTCAAAAGTAGCCCCGCACTCTCGGCAGGTGCGGGGCGCTTTCGTTGAGACGCCCTTTTTCATTGTCCCATCTTCTCAATGAGGGCAATCCGTTGCCCCACGGTCATCTCCGCCACCTTGCGGCCGAGCTCCTCGCGCTCCTCGGCCGTCCCCGTCGCCGCATCGAGAACGTCAAGGTGCAAGCCGCGAATCTTGCGACGATCGATTGTACTGCCGCAGATCACCTCGCTGAGGATCTCCGTCTCGGTCTCTGAGAACTCCGGCAGTGTCTCAAGCCGCAGCAGAATGCCATACCGCTCGACAATCTCACCGAGTCGCGCGGAAAAGCTCGTCCCTGCCTCCTTCACGTCCGCTTCGAGCCCCGCAAGGGGGGCATTCATGTAGATTTGCTTTGTCTTATTAGCCATTTTGATCTCCTCCAATCTTTTGATTATGGGGGGCTTTCGCCCCCATTTCCTTACCCTCTTACGATCTCGATGATTCCGATGACCTCAGCGCCCTTGATGATAACCTCGCAGTCGTCCTCTCCGATGTCGCTTGAGTACCCGGCGATTATGTATTCATAGCCTAGGTATCCCCCACTCTTATTAAGCCTCTTGATTGCCGTTTCCTTGAGTTCGTCGAGGCTGTCATAGCTCCAAGCCTCGGTGATACCTACTGCGCAGGTACCGTCCAGTTCCTCATCCGTCCAGTCCCCATCTACCCAGTTATGGGAGTTCTCAAGACTATCGCCCAGCTTGTACTCGTTTTCGTCAAATCGGATCCCCATGTGCTCCGATTTGAGCGCCCGTGCTTCATCGATCTCGATAAACTTGATGTCTACGACTTTCTTCATGTTGGCTTCCTCCTTGACTGTGATCTCAACCTTTATCTTGATTACATTATAGCAGGTATATACATATTTGTCAATATTTTATATACATATATTTTTATTTTTATAACTATATGTTTAGGGGCACAAAAATAAGCCCCGAGGTCTCCCCCGGGGCGATGAATTACCACTCTATGATATTGTATGTGACGGTCGCACCCTTATACCTGCCGCCGTTGAAATGTGCAAGTGCCTCGAAGCGTCCCTGCTCATAGCCAATCGACATGAGTGCCTTGCCGTCGATGACGGATGCGCCCGCCTTGATGCGGTGATCTTTGCGGAGGTTGATCTTGTAGACATCAACCTTCTGCTGATCTGCTGGCAGGTCTTTTCCATCCTTGTCCTTAGTAATCGGCGTGACCACGGTGCGGTCTGTCTTTTCCCGCACCGCCATTGGCAGTGTCGGGCTGTCCTCCCTGATCTGGCGCTCAACGACCTGCGCCGCCCGCTCCACGGTAGGAGCGGCGACATGGTACGTCACTGTAGGCGCACGCTGCCCCGCTTGTGCCTCCGCAAGCCGCTTTTGGAGCGCATCCGCATTGCTCTTGGAGATGTCGAGCTGATTCCGCAGCGCCTTAACGTCCTGCGTCTCTTCCTTGGTCATGACGGTGGGCTTTTCCGCTGCGGTCTGCTCAGGTGCGGAGTGCCAACCGGCGGCGTAGGCAATGCCGATGAGCAGAATGAGGAGGATCGCCAATAACGCTGCTTTGTGCTCTGTTACTGCCCGCTTGACCCGCTCAATCATTCGGCGTGCCTCCCTGCTCCTGCCAAGTCTTACGGTACCAGTTTGCCTTGCCACGCAGCACGTCTCCGCCGCGCATTCCGTCCTCTGCCCACGGATGGAATTTCGGACTCTCCATCGTACCGAGGTATTCCAGATCCCAACGCTCACACGTCGACTTTGGGCCGTACGGGTCGTGCGGGCAGATGCCGTCCTCATTGTCCGCTGCCTCGCCGTGTGTGAGGACACGCTGCTTGTCAATCGTCAGCCAGAGCCCGTTACTGAGTGCGGCGATTGCCTTGGCCATGCCCTCGATCTGCAGGGGCGTTGGCGACTCTGCGCCGAGGTTGTTCGTCGTTGCCCCCAGACAGCCGAGGATGCAGATGCTCACGCTGCCGCTGTTGCGTCGATATGTCGCCTCAAGCACGTCGTCAAGTTCGCCGTCCGCGATGACGTAGATTTCTCCGTCTCGGTCGATTTGGACGTGGTAGTCACTCCAAAACTGCCCATAATGTCCCGCCGACCAGTGGAGATAGACTTTCGTCTCGCGCCCTTGCGTTGCTGCTGCGTCAGCGATTGCCTCACGGTAGTACATGGCTAGGCTTTCAAGCTCTGCGGGCGTTACGCGCCGCATCTCGCTTGGATGTAATACATGCGCCATTATTTCTGCTCTCCTTTCTTCTCATCCTTCTCATTTTTCAGCTGTTCTAGTGTGTCACGCAGTTTCTTTGGGACGGGTACGCCGGAGTTCGCTGCATTTTCAATAATACTCAGTCCTTCGTTCCCAACGAAGAACCAGATCACAAGTACCCGTGCCGCTTCGCCACCTGTAAGATCAGAGATAAAGTGCGCAAGGGCGACGATGGAGAGGATGAGCACCTTCTTGCAAATCCCCCGAAAGCCGACCTTGCTGCTCCATCCGCCGAGGTTTGGATTGACTTTTGCGGCAAGCAATCCGGTCACGTAATCCATCCCCATGAGTACTAGAAGTGCCTCCATCGCCTTATCCCATCCGCAAAGGTACGCGATCACGCCGCCTACTACCGCCGTCATGCTTCCTGCCTCCACCTCCGTCCCTGTCGGCACGCAATCTGCGAGCCACGTCAAAATACTCTGCATTAGCATCACTCCTTTTTCTGCGCTTCTCATCATCCTGCGGCATGCTCGACAAGGTATGCGGCTACGTCCTCACGGTAGACCTCGGGGACAACCTTCTGCCCTTCCTTCTTGTCCTCCTCGGAGATTGCCCATGTTCCGCGACGTACGAGATAGGCGTAGACAGGAATCATGTATGGCCATTTCTTCATTTTCCTTCACCTCCTTTCGCTTTGAGTGCGGCTTCCAGTGCCGCGATGCGCTCCCCATGTGCGACGAGGCGAGCTTCCTGCGCTGCCATTGCCTCAAATGCGGCGAGGCGTTCCTCATCAACGGGCGGCTCTTGCGGCTCGGCTTCCACGGGCGGCGCGGGAGGCGCGGAGACGGGCTTGCCCGTCTTTGAGTCGCGGATATAGCCCGTGCTGTTGTCACCTGCGCCACGCACCCCCACGTAATATGCAAAATCTTCTTCACTAATCGCAATGTATCCTTGTCGGATATAGCTCTCCCGCGACGCTTCGTCACGATAATGCACGCCTTCAAGCACCGTCGTCTCACGGCATCCATTCCTGTCAAATTTGGCTAACATTTCCATAGCGATACACTCTCCTTAAAACCCGATTGCAAGAAAGTTAAAAGCTCCTATGCCACCAACATTGCTGACAATACGAGCTTTTGTAGTGGTCGAAAACTCCTGACTTACCACAAAAACCGGGATCCCCTCTTGGGGAATGCTCTTGACATCTCCATACGAGGTGTCTATAGGAATAACAAAGCAGGATCGCTGGAATGCAATCGGATAAGTGATCTCTGTATATCTTCCAAGTTTCCCCCAATCTGCTTCGCCCCACTGAACGATAAGTCCACCGAACAGGTCACCAAAACAAATGTAGCCGCTTTTTTCCCAGCCCACCTGTACCCGCAAGCCGGCGGCTTTCAACGTGGCTTGCAATAATTTTAAAAAGCCCTGTTTCACCCACCCGACCGTCGCGGGCTGCGTGTCTTCCCCACCGCCGCCGATGACCTCTAACGTTTTTACGGCGATCTTCTCGAAAAAGCCGCCCGCCCATCTGTTGCCCGACGTTCCGAGCGTGCTGCTCTGTGTCGGCGGTACAAAATTTCCTGCCATGTTTCATCTTCCTTTCCTGTTTACGAAAGTGTAAAGTCCCCATTGGGGAGCATCTTGAACTGCTGCGTGTAAAACGTATCGGGGGCGAGGGAGATGTCTTCGCCCATAATCGCAAACTTTACGCCGACTTTCGGCTCTGTGAGGTCAGTGGACATCGTAACGTCCCCCTCGCCGTTGCGCACAAACAAATCCCTGCCACGTTCTACATTCTCAAGTATATAGAATCTTGCAGAGCCGTCGGTGTACTCCTGTCCGAGCGACGCCCCCCGATAGTCCTTGTAGTTGGTCTGCGTCGTACCGCCCTGCGTGCAAAAGAGCAGGAGGTTCGTGTGCATTGTCGGGTCATACAGTACGTCTCCGTACTGATACGCTGTCCCGCGTTTGATGAGCCGTGCCCCACGTGCAAGCATGTCTGTGTTGACTAGCCCCGCAGGGTCGATGCGCACCTCGATGTTTGCCGCATTGGAGACGACAATGTTCATCGCGTATGTCGCCGCCTGTTTGAGTGCGGCGGTTTTCGGCGGGATGGATTCGGGGTTCGGGTCGAGCGAAATCATGTAGAGAATTTCGCCCCTGTCGGGATCCTTTGCAAAAAGACCCCACTCACGCGCATAGAAGGCCGCCGTGACCTGTGACGAAGAAATAATGCCCGTTACGGTACACATGCCGTCTTTCGCAACAATGCTGCTGATCCCGAAGACGGCTTTGGGTCCGACGAGGTCGGTCATGGTCTCGATTGCGTCCAGCCCCTCCGCGCCGTCGCCGAGCTTGATCTTGGTCAGTTCGAGCTTGCACAGCCCCGCCTCGACTTTGATTTGCAGGTCGTTGCCCGCTTTTGTGAGGCGCCCGCCTGTCCAGTTTGCCATAGTTACTCCTTCCTAGGTCTGTGTGACCTCAAGAACTTTGTAGATATTGCCAACACCGCCCACATGGAGCGTGCTGCCGATCGCCGCATCCTGCACTGTGTCTGGATAGACCTCGTATGCCGTGTGCGTGGAGACTGCTGCGCCGATATAGCGCCGTGCATCTGCCGTCGCGTCCGTGATCTCCGCCGGGCGTATCTCATAGGTCGTGTGGATGGTTGGCGCGGCGGCGTAATACATATCATTCTGCGCTTCACGTCGGAATCTGAGTTCGTCCAATACGGAGCGCACATTCTTCGCCGCATTGACGACTGCAAGCAGACGAGCTGTATCATCTTGCGTTATATTTGGCGCGGTCAAAAGGTCAATGCGGAAATGATACGGCTCGCCGCCATACTCGAACCATTCCGTTACAACACCACCCTTGAAAACGGTCTGCGCCATTTTCTCAACGGCGGCTTTTGTCCCTTTGATACGATGCCATGCGATAGACTCACGCACGAGCTGACGTTTTGTTGCGATGTCGGCAGACGGCTCATAAAAATCGACATGCCACTCCCAAGCAAGGAGGTCAACGACCTCCTCCGGCAGCTCGTCGAGACGTGGCAAGTGCAGCACCTCAACACACGACGCAATAAGCCGCTGCAGTTCATCATCCACTGCCTTTGCTGCAGCGTATACCTTTTCATCTGCCAGCAAATTTTCCGGCAGAATATCCAGCAGGGACAAATGGTCAATTATTTTGATATCAGCCATCTTCCAGTCCCTCCAATGTGACCGTCTGAACGTCAGCAATAGCTACAGCTCCGATCCCTACGGGCGTGAATATCGGCTCTGTAATCTCTGCACGCTTTGCTCCTGCCGCGCGTATGCGGTAGTATAGCTCCGTCGGGTTGATATCCCGCCCGAGCTTTTCTTTCTGCCATGCCGCAAAGTCTGTCACTGCCTCATTCACGCGTTTTTCAATGGCAGCAGACGCCACAGCGTCGCTACGGTCAATCCAGTACCGCATGCGAATGTTGTATTTGATAACCTCCGGTGTCTCCACCTTTAGATAATCCGTCAACGGACGTACTTTATCATCGTTGAGCGTATCCCGCACAGCTTTCAGTATCTCCGCTCCCGGCAGGGTTCCCCCTTTGAGTAGCGGACGAATCAGGACAACACCGGGACCACCATTCTCAACACTCACATCGCCGATCAGGGCGCTTGCTTTCTTTGCAAAATACGCATAGGCTCCCGTTGGTCCCGCCGTTGAAAACTGCTCCGGTGCCTCGTGAATGCGCTCACGATAGCTGTCATCGCTCTCCACATCCGCACCGCCTTCGGTCATGGTCGTATTCGCCGCCGAAACGAGGAACGGGACAGGATCCACAATCGTCTTGAGTTCGCCCGCCGCGTATCCATTCCCGAGTTTTCCCGTGACCGTACACGTTGCAGCACCGAGCGCCGATGTTTCGCCTTTTGGGATGATAACCGGAGCATTCAGCGCGAACAGCACGCCGTCCCCAGCTGTGACACGCAGCCCTTGCGGGATGGTTGTCGCCATCTCACGCGGTGCAGATAGGATGAGTTTCAGCGTTGTATGTGCCGCTGATGCCGCGATCCGCTCCGTTCCAACAAGTGCGCCTTTATGCTCCAGGTAGTTTCCCCTTGTGTAAGCGAGCAGATTCATCTTTCCTGTATCATCAATAAGACCGCGCTCTTGCACAATGGTCGCCGCCACACCGAGCAGAATCAATCGGAGAGGATCTGCGCGTGCAAGTTTGCGCTGCAGCAGCCTCTCAACCGTTCCAATAATGTTGGATTCAATGAGTGCAGGTGCTCTCTCTGCAAAAGACACATCCGGCAAATCACGCAGTTTCATCACGCAGCCTCACTTTCACTGTTGTATTCAGCACGCCCTCCTCGCCATCGCCGCGATAAAACACGCCAAGCACCTGTGCTCGTGGCTCATATTTATTCACCGCCGCAACAATCTCACTCGTAAGCCTCGCCTGTGCCGATGCAATCGGAAGGTCAACGACCTCGCCTGAGATGCCTAATTCGCGATCCATTGGAACACTTTTCTTGAGCGTGGTGAGGATCGTCCGCACATTTTGCAAGATTTCCGCCGTGCGGGACGCAGGGGCAAAGTCCACCGCACCGACTTCCTGCGTTACATCGTATGTCACTTCTCCTTCGCCTCCTCCGTCTGTTCCTCTTCCTCCGGCTGCGCCTCGTATATCTCAGGCAGATATTCTTTCAGCGTGATTTCGACCTGCGTCACAAGGATGCGCCCGCCATGATCGACACGCTCGGCACTCTCGCCGACGCTCTCAATCACCCACATGTGTGCCCCGACCGCCTCATTGCCAAAGATGAGATACATCGGTTCGCCCTTTTCGCAGAGTTCGCGGAGCTTCGCCGTCTCCTCGGCGGGACTAACGCCCAGACCGACATGAAACTGCATGGCAAAGGTGATTTCTTCGCCGTCGGGGGCGATAAATTCGACGAGCGGCTTTTTCCCAATGATCTCATGCGTGGCAAAACGAGCCTTTGTGGAACGCTTATAGTCGCGGAACGTACGCACCTCATCCGTTGTTACCGTGAATACGATGTCGCCAAGTGAGCCGATCTGCTTGTTGATCTGCAGCCATGGGAAGCGGTCGCC